CCGCCCCACCCGCAAGGACATGGCCGCAGGAGAAACCCCAGGAGAAACCCCATGATCCACTCCTTGGACCTCATCGCCGCCTGCGCGGCATACCTGTTCATCCTGGCTATCGTGCTGAGGTACGCGCCGTGACTCTCGACTGGGGCACCGTCTCCGCTCTCGACATCGTTCTGTGGCTCATCGTGTTCATCGGCTTTCTAATAGCGGACAGGCACCTCAACCGATGACCGACACGATCGCGCCCACTCCCGAGCGGCTCGCCAAGCACACCGATTGGGAAACCCCACAGTCCGACCGCAAGACCAAGCGGGATCATCACCGCATCATCTCCGTGGTCGAGGGGATGCACCGCCGCGGCTGGATCAACGACGAGCAGCGCGACGCCTTCGCACGGTGGTCACGCCAGCTCGAGCGCGCCGAACGCATCCACATGCCCATGTGCCAGTACGGCCGCCCGTTCGTCGGTGGCGCCGACAGCATGTGGGACCCCGTCGACATCAAGAACTCGGCCGTGATGAGCATCCGCGAGGCCTGCACCAGCATCGGCGTGCCCAACGAGATCAGAGCGCTCACCATGGCCGCTCTGACCGAGACGACGCTGGAGGCGATCGGCCGTGAGATCGACGGCACCGCCAACCAGGGCCGCGCCATCACCGCCGGGAAGACCCTGTTGCAGAGCGGCACCTATCGTCTGGCCCTGCATTACGGCTTCATTCGCGGCCCTTGACCGCTGACAGCGAATAAGGCACCACCGTGGCACACTGATGAAACTGTGACGGAGCCCGTACGCGAGACCTCGCCGGGCTCCGTTTCGTTTGGTGCTACGCAGTACGCAAGCACCCTACCCCATCGATCCTGAACAACCGCTGTACCGCGTACCTCATCACCGGAGGTCGCAGATGCACGCATCCCTCGCCGAGAACACCATCAAGCGGGTCGCGCTCGTTGCCGGCCTCATCTCGCTCGTCTGCGGCGTCGCAATGTCGTTCGAGTACGGCCGCGCCATGAGCTACACCCACGGCCTGCTGCTCGCCATGCTGGGCGTTGCCGGCGCCATCGCATTCTCCGGCGCCGACATGATGCGCGCTCGCGGTCGCCCGCTGGTGGCCGGCATCATCACCGCCGCCGGCATTCTCTGCCTGATCGGCGAGTACACCACCCACTTCGGCTACACGGTCGGCTCACGCGCCACCGACACCCAGCAAACGATGGTCCACAACGCCAACCTCGAAACCCTGCGCGAGAACCGCAAGAACGAGCAGGCCAACCTCGACCTGTGGCGCAAGCAGCTGATCGAGCTGACCAACGCCAATGCCTGGGCCGCCAGTGTCAAGGCGGAAGGTCTGCGCTCCGAGCTTGCCACGCTCAACGAACGCATCGAGGCCGAGCGCGCCGGGAAACGTGGTCGGGCCGCCGGCTGTCGCGCCGAATGCGAGCGCCTCCAGAACGAGCGCAACGCGCTTGAGCGCCGCATCGCCATCATCGAGCAGCAGGCCGACCTTACTAAGCGCATCGAAGCCACCCAGCGCATCCTCGACCAGAAGGTCGACACGGTCGCAGCCACTGGCTACCGCAGCTCAAAGATCATCAACCAGTCGATCGGCTTCGCCCAGATCAGCACCGGCGAGATCGAGCCTTCTGCTACCGCTGTGGGCTGGACCCAGATCATCCTGGGCGCCGTCATCGCGCTGTTCACGACGTTCCTGGCCCCGCTGCTGTTGCAGATCGCCATGACCGACCTCGCTAAGCCCTCTGATGCTGTTGCGGCCACCCACAATGCGCCCGCACAGCATTCGACGCCGTCAGCCCAAACCCTCCGCATCGAAGATAGCCGCGAAATGGCGGCCTTCCTAAAGGGTCTGCAGGGCGCTCTTGTCGCTCCTTCAGGAAAGGCTTCTTGATGTCACAAGCCAACACCAACCGGTTCTGAACAACGGTAACACATGACAGCCACAGCCAAACGCGGCCGAGGACGGCCACGCGGCTTCGTGATGTCGGAAGCTCACCGACTTAAAATCGCGAACTCGAACATCCTCAACGTTTTGCTCCAGCACGTTGAAGGAAAACGAGAAATGTCGCCGACGCAGGTATCTGCAGGTCTCGGGTTGCTCAAGAAAGTCCTTCCCGATCTGCAGACAGTCGAGCACAAGGGTGACCCCGACAACCCTGTGCAGACTGTCAATCGGGTTGAGCTGGTAGCGCCGACACATGGCAACCGCTCGGATTGAGCTGCCGCCGAAGCTGATCAACCTGTTCACTGGAGTGGCGGACGTCCGCGGTGCATTCGGTGGTCGCGGTTCTGCAAAGACGCGATCATTCGCCAAGATGACCGCGATCCGCGCCTACATATGGGACACGGCGGGCCGCGAGGGGATCATCCTGTGTGGTCGCCAGTTCATGAACTCGCTGGACGACTCCTCTCTTGAGGAAGTCAAGGCAGCCATCCGGTCCGAGCCGTGGCTTCATGCGTCGTTCGACATTGGCGAAAAATACATCCGGACCAAGTCGGGTCGGATCTCATACAAGTTTGCCGGCCTCGATCGGTCGCTGGACAGCATCAAGTCGAAGTCGCGTATCTTGCTGTGTTGGGTCGACGAGGCTGAGCCCGTCACGGAAGAAGCGTGGGTCAAGCTGATCCCGACCTTGCGTGAAGAAGACAGCGAGCTGTGGGTCACATGGAATCCCGAGAGCAAGCGCAGCGCCACGCACAGGCGGTTTCGCGACGCTCCGCCAGATCCGCGTGTGAAGATCTGCGAGATCAACTGGCGGGACAATCCGTGGTTTCCGGAAGTCCTGGAGCGTACGCGCCTTCGCGACAAGGCTGCCCGACCTCATCAATACGATCATATTTGGGAAGGCGCGTTCGCGACGGTCTTCGAGGGCGCCTACTATGTGCAGGAGCTGATTGCCGTCCGAGAGACGAACCGCATTCGGGACGTGTTGGTGGACCCGATGCTACCCGTTCACACGGCATGGGATCTCGGCATCGGCGATAGCACGGCGATCTGGTTCTTCCAGATCATCGGGCGCGAGATCCGCTTGATCGACTTTGTCGAGGACCACGGCAAGAGCCTGCCGCATTACGTGGGGCTGCTGGCGGCCAAGGGGTACACGTACGGCGACGATTGGGTGCCCCACGATGCCAAGGTGCGGGAGCTAGGAACGGGGCGAACTCGAGTTGAGACGCTGCAGAGCTTGGGGCGCAAGCCGCGCTTGGTTCCCCATCACACGCTGATGGACGGCATCAACGCAGTCCGCCAGACGCTGCCTTTCTGCTGGTTCGACAAGACGCGCACCGAATACGGCCTCGACGCGCTGCGGCAGTATCGCAGCGAGTACGACGAGGATGCGCTCGTGTTCGACGACAAGCCGCGCCACGACTGGACCAGCCACGCAGCCGACGCCTTCCGCTACATGGCGATGGCTTGGAAGGAATACACGGCACACGCCGACGATAAGCCCAAGACCGAGCACCTTGTGTTCGAGGTCCGCGAAGACGGCCGCATTCACAGCAACATGAGCGTCAAGGACATCATCGAGATGAAACGCCGCAAGAGGCTGGCCGCGAATGGCTAACGCGGACGGCGGCCAGATGATCGTATCGGAGCGCGATGCCCTCGAAGCGGGCATGGAGCCCGTCGACATCTGGTTGGCGCAGATCCAGAAGGCCAAGGACGATGAGTCCGCATGGCGCAAGGAAGCGACCAACGCTCTTGAGATCTACGAAGGCGGCGAGACGGGAACGGGCAAGACGGCGCAGCGCATCTCGTTCAATATCTATCACTCGAACATCGAGACGATGATCCCGGCGGCGTACAACTCCACGCCGATCCCTGACATTCGTCGCCGTTACGATGATCCCGACCCTGTCTCAAAGATGGGCGTGGACATCATTGAGCGATCGCTCGGCTACGCCGTCGACCAGTACGATTTTGACAACACCATGCGCAGCATGACTCGAGCCGCGCTTGTTGTCGGCCGCGGCCTGGTACGCATCCGCTACAAGCCGCAGTGGCGCCAAGCTCAAGACCCGATGACCGGCGAAACGGTCGAGGAGAAGGGCTACGAGGAAGTGGCGTGCGAGCTGGTGCCCTGGGATCGGTTCATTCGCGGCCCAGCCCGCACATGGGACACGGTGCCGTGGATTGCATTTGAGCACGATCTGACGAAAGAGGAGATCGAAAACCTCACCGGTCAGCCCAACGAGCCGGGAGACGATGAGGTGCCGCTCAGCGGCGAAGCGCGCGGGGAAAAGAAGGATCTCAGTGCCAAGCCTGATGCTGGCATCTTCAAGACCGGCAAGGTCTATGAGATCTGGGATCGCCGCCGAGCCTTGGTGATCTTCATTTCTGATCAGAAGGCCAGCAAGCCGCTCCGGGTTGAGCCTGATCCGCTGCAATTGCCGGGGTTTTTTCCTGTGCCGCGCCCGTTGCAGCCGGTGATGCGTGAAACCAGCCTGACGCCCATCTGCCCTTACACGATTTACGCCCCGCTGATCGAGGAGCTGGATGCAGTTACCAAGCGCATCACGCGCCTGGTCAAGCAGCTGCGAGTCCGCGGCATCTACGATGCAGAGCTGAAGGCTGATCTGAGCCGTCTGCAAGACGCGGAGGACGGCACATACCTTCCAGCAACCGACAGCACGCGGTTTGCGCAGGGCTCGGGCGGGCTGGAAAAAGCCATCGCCCACATGCCGATGGAACCGACCGTACTGGCGCTGCGTGAGCTGTACCAGCAGCGCGATGCCATCAAGCAGACGATCTACGAGGTGACCGGACTGGCCGACATCGTGCGCGGCGCTAGCAAAGCGAACGAAACGGCCACGGCGCAGCAGATCAAGGCTCAATATGCGGGGCTGCGCATTCAGCACCTGCAGAAGGAAGTGGCTCGAGTCGCCCGCGACCTGTTCCGCATGAAGGCAGCCGTGTTCTGCCGGCATTTTAGCGCCGAGAATCTCTCGATCATGACGGGCCTCAAGATGGAACCGCAGGTCGAGGAGCTGTTGCGCTCTGATGCCATGCGGTCGTATCGAATCGACATTGAGACGGACTCGACCATTCGCGGCGATGTGACCCGCAATCTCGATCAGATGTCGCAGTTCATCCA